CTATCTCCCGGGCCATTGACCCTTGGGATGTTTATCCTGATCCCGAATGCAGAGACGATATCAAACGAGCTGCTTATATCTGGGAGAGACGAATGATCACCCCCAGAGAACTTAGAGAACTTGCTGGAGTTGAAGGATACTTCACAGATCAGATCAACGAGGTCCTGAGAGAAGAGCCCGTCAAGTTGAATGTTGCAACGGACAAACAGAACGAATTCCTCATCCGCTATAACGTCGGGACCAAAGGATCGTCCTATGAACTCTGGGAATACAACGGAGACGTTGACCGGGAAGATATGGAAGCCCTGGGAGTGCCGTGTGACAGCGACTTCCCGTCGATAAGCGCCTGTGTTGTAATGGTCAACGACAAAGCCATCAAGGTTACATTGAACCCATTGGACACCGGGGACCTGCCCTACGACTTCTTTGTCTGGACCAAACGATCCGGAATCCCCTGGGGCATTGGAGTAGCCAGGGAATTGATGTGGCCGCAAAGGGTTTTGGTTGCTGCGTGGCGGGCGATGATGGACAATGCCGGCGATTCAGCGGGGGCGAACCTGGTCATCGGATCAGGGGTAGAACCCATGGATGGCAAGTGGGAGATCACCGGCAAAAAGCTATGGAAGTCCAACGACGAACAGATTCCCATCGACAAACAGTTCGGGCAATTTCAGATTCAGAACAACCAGAAAGAGCTTCAGGCCATTATCGAGATGGCCCTGCGATTTGCAGATATGGAAAGCCAGTTGCCCATGTTATTCAACGGAGAACGCGGGGAGCTGCCGAAGACTTTGGGGGCAACGAACGTCCTGGTGGATTCGGCCAACGTAGCCCTCAGATCAAGAGTTAAGCTTTGGGATGATCAGATCACCCGTCCCCATATTACCCGTTATTACGACTGGAACATGCAGTACAACGAAGACGACTCCATCAAGGGCGATTACAAGGTTGATGCAAGGGGGACTTCCGTCCTTCTGGAAAAAGAACAGGAGTGGCAGTCAGTCAAGGAGATTCTTGAAATCCGGGCCGACAAAGAGCTTTCCATTATGATCGATTGGAAGAAAGCCCTGAAGAAGTTCTTCTTTGCGAGAAACGTGGACATCCTTCTGCCTGACGACAAGCTGGCCGAGAAAGAAGAAGAGATGAAGAACCAGCCGCCGCCTCCTGATCCTGCCCTGCAGGTGGCCCAGGCAAGGACACAGGGCGAGCTGCAGAAAGTCCAGATGGTTCAGCAGGGAGACATGACAGAGCTTCAGTTCAAAGCAGAACAGGCCCGACTCGACAGAGAGCAGGAAATCCAGATCAAACTGATGGAAAGAGATATGAAGGCCATGGAGCTTTCCCAGGCCTCTGGAGTGGCATTGGATAAGATCAAAGCGGAACTTACGATAACCGCACAGAAGCTGAACACGCAAGTTGCGATGGCCAGGGACAAGAGTTTGAAGCCTTCCCCGCAACTTACAGAGCCCGTAGTTGAGCCGGCGCCCAGAGCAAAGCCTGGGTATGCCTTTACGCAGTAGGAGGTTTATGCAGATCGAAGTCGGGAAGTTTTATATGCACCAGGCCGGGAGGCAGATAGCAGTCCTGGGAGAAACCGAGAGCTACAAGTGGGGGAAAATGCTGGTCATCGAAGAAGCCGATAAGACCGGGCATTCAATCAGCTGTTCCGAAGGTGATCAGGTGGACGGCCGGGAATGGGTTGAGATTGGCAAAGAAGAATGGATGAGGAATTTTCAATGAGCTGGATTGAGAGATTGTTTCACGTGAAACAGGAACCCATTGAACCTATTGATGATCCGCTGCCGACATTTTCTCTGCCCGGGTATCTGGATGTCAATTCACCTACATGGCATTATGTTCAAGGCTGGGCCCTGGAAAGAATCAACAAAGCCAGGGAACGGAATGATAATATAAACAGAGACTTAGTGCAAACCGCGGCGTTGCGTGGGGAGATCAAAGCCCTTAAAGAGTTGATCAATCTGTCAAAGCCCGCCAAAGGATTGTTGGAGGAAGATGAATAAGGAAGAATTTTTAGAGAAACTGCGGCGCGATTCTTTGCACATGAGCGAATACCACATCCGCAAGGAACGCTGTGACTACTGTAAGAAAACAACTGGCAATACCGAAATATGCCCAAAAGAAGATGAGGATGTGTGCGATTTCACCCCTTCAGGGGTGAGTGATATTTAACACGAACCGTCCTTCGGGACGCTTCAAGAACCTGCCGGGAGACCGCCAGAGAGGAGAACTGAGATGGAAGAGACACCTGAAGAGATTGCGAAGATGAGGGAAGAGGTTGCCGAAGAGCTGCGGGCCGAGGAAGCTGGTGAACCTGTTGTTAGCCAGGTTGTCGATGAGCCGCCGCCACCTGATCCGTGGGAAGGCGTCAATCCTGCCTTAAAGCAGGCCTTTGATGCTATGTCCGCCAGGGTGGAAACCCTGCAGACAGCGGAGACGCGATTGAAGCAGGCCGAGTCGAGGATCGGAGCTATTACCAACGAGCTCAGCGCCGCGAAGAAAGCGGCCACTGAAGTGAAGGACGCACCGAGTGCAGCGCAGATGGCTGCGGCGGCGGAATCGGACGAAAAGTGGGAGAATCTGAAAAAGGACTTCCCTGAGTGGGCCGAGGCGTTCGATGGTCGGTTCGACAAGAAACTGACCACCAAAGTGAATGAGCTCAGGGCTGAATTGAAGGAAGAGCTGAAGGGCGGGGCCAAAGTTGAGAACCTGGAAATCCGCCTGTTGAATATCGCAAAGCCGAATTGGAAGAAGACCGTCGCCTCCCCGGAGTGGAAGGAATGGATCGCCAAACAACCGCCCGAAAGGGCGGCATTAGTCCAGAGTGACATCGCGGAGGACGCGATCTCTTTAATCAGCGACTTTGAAGAAACATTCAAGGCTCCTACCAAAACAGCCTCGGAAATAGCCGCCGATCGCAAACAAAGAATGAAGACCGCCGTCTTGCCCCAAGGAGCAAAGGCGGCCCCCGTCAAGTCCCAAGCCGACATGAGCGGCGCGGAGCTGCGGGCCAGCATCGGCAAAGAGATATATGCCGAATAAAAAGGAGTAAAAAATGGCTACTCAGAATTATTCAACCGTTGCGTCCCGGAACCTAATCCGGGCTGAAATGAAGATGCTGAAACACGCGGAGCCCATTCAGGTTCTGACGAGTTTCGGAGACCAGAAAGAACAGCCCTTGAACAAAACGGATACGATCGTCTTTCGTCGGCTGAAACCCTTTAACGCGACAGCGACCGAAGTCCCCAGCATCACCGCCGCTTCGTTTGTAACCGCTGAAGGCGTGACGCCCACTGCCAACACGATCAGTTATACCGACGTGACCGTGACGTTGAACCAGTATGCAGTCCTGTTCAAATTCTCCAGCAAAGCCCAGTTGATGTACGAAGACGACATCCCGGGCGACATGGCAAAGCTTACCGGAGAAACGATGGCCGAAGTTGCCGAACTGGTCTGTTACGGCCAGGTCAAAGCCGGAACTTCTGTCATTTATGCCAACGGCACCACGCGGGTCGGGATCAATTCGGCTATTTCGCTGAACGACTTCCGTCTTGCGGCACGCACGATGGAATCGAACCGCGCCAAACAGGTCACGTCCGCGATCAAAAGCGGTCCTGACTTTGGTGTGTCCTCGGTCGAGCCCGGCTACATCGTGTTCATCCACACCGATATGCTGGCCGACATCCGCGATATTCCGGGGTTCACGAAGAGAGTCGATTACGGCTCCGCGATCAAACCCGTCCACGCAAGGGAAGTGGGAGCCATCGAAGAGTTCCGCATTGTGACCTCTCCGCTGTTTGCTCCGTTCCTGGCGGCCGGTGCTGCAGTGGGCACCACGGGAATGGTTGCTGCGAACGGCACGAACATCGACGTGTATCCGGCCATCGTCATGGCGGAAAGCGCCTGGGGTCAGGTCTCGCTGAAAGGCAAAGGCCATTCGGGTGTTTCCCCGACCATCATCCCGGCTTCTGTGAAGAATCATGCGAACCCGTCCGGTATGTTCGGGTATGTGGGTGCTGATTTCTGGCTGTCCGCCGTTCGTCTTAACGAGAACTGGATGACCCGGATCGAGGCGGGTGTTACCGAAATTTCCGGTTAATTCCGGTGAAAGAAAAGACCTGGTCTGAGACTAGGCGCAAAGGAGAAAAGTTATGGCTAAATATCAAAGTTTTTTAAGCAGGATCGGATCGAACCGGGACAGGGCTGCTCTGCGGGGCATCTTCTCGCAGTTTCTGACCGACGATGATCCGCCTGCCTTGAAGGACCTGGTCCTCGCCTCGATCGTTCTTTCCGGAACAGAGACGACCCAGATCACTATATCAGGGGCTTGCACGACGGCTATTTCCATTTCGTCTGCATTCACTACGGGCATCAGTATCAGTGGAGACGGGACGACCGCCTTTGCTGTTACCAGTGGTTTCTCAGGAGTGAATGCAATTTCTCTTGCAGGCACCGGGTCAACGGCCGGCATCAACATCTCCGGGAATCACACGACCGCTATCACGATCGGCGCCCAGACGACCGCAGGCGTTGCGATTACGGGAGCGACGGCTACCGGCATCAGCATTACCGGGGCCTGCTCTACTGCTGCATTGCAGTTAGGTGTTTCCGGAACCCCCGCGGGCGACTTCATCTGGTACGGAACGACAGCTCTGCACAAGGTTCTGTTTGATGCGGACGGTGACACGAACGGAGCTGTTTATATCGGCGCGGATACAAAAGGCCTTCTATTCAACCTGTACGGCGACACGACAGGCTGCGGCGTCTTCTGGGACCCCTCCACCGACACCAATGGGACTCTGTCCATCGGTGCTTCGGGCGGCAGCAAGGGCAATGACCTTGTCATGTACGGCGCGACGAATGGGAACTACGCGAAGTGGGATCAGTCCGCAAACAGCCTGCTTCTGGTAGGGACTTCGACGGTTCTGAATGTTGCGGGTACGACCGCTGCAACAAGCCCGACGACAGGCGCGTTTATTCTTGCCGGCGGAGCGGGAATTGCTGGAGATGTCTTCCTGGCTGACGACAAAGTTCTGAGCCTTGGAACTACAGTTGCCACGGCAGAGACGAAGATCACCATGGAGTTTGATGAGACCACAACCGGTATTGGTCTGTTCAATATGGGCAGCCTTTCTGCCCCGATGGTTCTCAATACCAATCCTGGTGCGACGGTTGCCGGACACACCATCAATATCCTCCACAGTGCCGGCGCAGGCGACTGCGACGATCTGTTTGGCTCCTACACCAAAGTCGCCTTTTCGGGCGATGGAGACAGTGGATGCACAGCAGTCGGTGGAGCTTTCCGGGCTTATGTCGGAACGGCAGTTGGAGATGCCACGGTCGTGAAAGAACTCTACGGCATTCAGCCTTGGTGCTCACATGACGGAACCGGCGCGATTACGGCGATGTCTGCTTTGTCTGCGAAGTGCGATGTCAACACTGGGGCCTTCACGGCTTCTACGGTGAATGCCGGACACTTCCATATCGAGGGTGCAGGTGCTGTCACTGGTCAGTTCGACGGCGTGATGATCGAAGTTTACCCTGATGTAACCTGTCTGGATTCCATGTTGGCTTTGGCCGTGGATTCGGGAGCGACGGTAACTTCCGGTATCCGTGTCACCGGAGCGATGACCA